TATAGATATTTGTAAAGGCAGGATTTTTAACCAACTATCAATTTTAAAATATGTAGATTATTTCTTTATATCAGATGAAGATTTATTTATGGATATTAATGAACTTGCTTCAAAAGTAAAAGGTTGGGTAATACTACATCATAAAGCAGGTAGTTTATGTATTAGTAAAAATAAATCATTTACTATTGAAACACCAATACTTGATAATATTAATGTGCTAGGTGCAGGTGATATGTTTGCTGCAGCTACTATTAATAGTATTTTGAACGCAGTTGATAAATCAGATTTACAGAATAATATAAAAGAGGCGCACCGCGTTACTTCAGAAATTTTAGCCGATATAAATGAAAAAAACTAATATACTAATTCCTATAGCAGGTAGAGGTCAACGTTTTGTTGATCAAGGATATGTAATGCCTAAGCAGCTTATTATGGTAGATGATAAGCAGATGATTGATTGGAGTTTAGATTCAATTAAAAAGAAAGATGAGTGTAATTTAATTTTTGCAATAAGAAGAGATCATATAAGTAATTTTTCTCTAGATAAAATACTCAAGACCCGTTATGGTGATGATATTAAGATTATTGTTATAGATAAGATTACTAGAGGATCAGTAGAGACATGTCTACAAGCGGAAGAATATATCGATAATGATGACCCTCTAGTAGTTTATACATTAGATGTTTTCTTTGAACCGTTCTTCGATCCTACGGATATTGATACTTCTATAAATGGTTCTATTTTAACTTTTAAAAGTAACAACCCTGCTTATAGCTACGCCTCATTAGATAAAAATAAGAACGTAATTAAGACAGCAGAAAAAGAAGTTATTAGTGAAAATGCTGCAGTTGGTGTTTATACTTTTACGAAGGGTAGTGAGTTTGTAAGATATGCTAAACAAATGATAGACTTAGATCTTACTACTAATAATGAATTTTATATTTGCCCGTTATATAATTTAATGATTCAAAATGGTTGTATTATTAAAACTGATGATGTTGAAAAAATGCATCTTATGGGTACTCCTGAAGAATTAAATTTCTTTGTAACTCATTCATTAAAAACTTTTGGTGATAAGCCGATTGCTCTTTGTGCTGATCATTCAGGGTGGGATCTAAAAGAACAGGCTAAAACTATATTAGATAAGTATGAGTTACCTTATACCGACTTTGGTACTTTTGTTGATAAAGACTGTGACTATAATGATTATGTATTTCAAGTAACTGACTTTATTAATAAGGGTAATTGTGACTTTGCTTTAGCTTTTTGTAGAACAGGCCAGGGTATGAATATTTCTGGTAATAAACAAAAAGGTATTAGAAGCGCTTTGGTATTTAACGAATATACAGCAGAATACGCTGTTAGACATAATTGTGCAAATTATTTTTCTATACCAAGTAAGTTTGTAGATAAAGAGTTATTAGATGATATGATTTATATCTGGATAAATACTACTTTTGATGGAGGAAGACATGCAACAAGAATTCAAAAAGCTGAAGACGGTAAGTAATGGATGTAAATCATATAGATAATTTTACTAATGGTTGGTTTATTGGAGATTTTGAACCATCATTATTTAAGAATCCTTTCTTTGAGGTGGCACATCAGCACCATCCTAAAGGAAAAATAGGAGATGAACATTTTCATAAACTTACTACTGAAGTTACCTATATCGTTAAGGGCTCTATGGTAATAAAGGATAAAGATTCGGGTAAAGATCGAACTTTATCTTCAGGCCATATGTTTACATTTTTTCCTAATGAAATATCGGATGTTGTTTTCTTAGAAGATTCAGACTTAATAGTTGTAAGATGGCCTTCAATTCCTTCTGATAAATATATGGTTGATTAACTGTTTAATTACACTATAATATAGCATGAAAAAAGCTTTAGTTTTAGGTGCCGGAGGATTTATTGGTAATAATTTAGTTTCAAGACTTAAGCGGGAAGGATATTGGGTACGAGGTGTCGACTTAAAACTTCCTGAATTCAATAAGACTGACGCAGATGAATTTATTTCTGGTAATGTAGGTGATTTAAGAAGTCAATCAAATTGTGCTCGTGTCGTTAGATTTGATGGTAAGCAAGGTAATTTTTATAATAATGTACCCGAGCAATATAAAGAAACGTTTGATGAGATTTATCAGTTAGCAGCAGATATGGGTGGAGCAGGCTTTGTATTTACTGGAGAAAATGATGCCGATATTATGCATAATTCTGCTACTATTAATTTGAATATTCTTAATGCTGTAAAACAACTTAACGAAATCAAAGGTACTAATACGACTAAGATATTTTATAGTAGTAGTGCATGTATGTATCCTGAGCATAATCAATTAGATCCAGATAATCCTAATTGTGAAGAATCATCAGCGTATCCTGCAGATCCTGATTCCGAATATGGTTGGGAAAAATTATTTAGTGAAAGATTGTTTTTGGCTTATAGTAGAAACTATGGTATTCCAGTAAGAATAGCTCGCTTTCATAATATATTTGGACCGTTGGGTACATGGGATGGTGGTAGAGAGAAAGCTCCAGCTGCTATTTGTCGTAAAGTAATTCAATCGGATGGTGAAATTGAGATATGGGGTGATGGTAAGCAGACTAGAAGCTTTTTATATGTAGATGAATGTGTCGAAGGTGTTAGAAGATTAATGGAATCTGATTTTTCTGATCCCGTAAATATTGGATCAGATGAAATGGTAACTATTAATCAGTTGGTAGATATTGCAGCTAGCATTGAAGGTAAAGAGATTACTAAAAAACATATCGACGGCCCACTTGGTGTAGCTGGTAGAAATTCAGATAATAAACTTATTAAAGAAAGTATTGACTGGGCACCAGATTATCCTCTAGCTAAAGGAATAGAGCAAACATATAAGTGGATTAAAGAGCAAGTTAATTTAAAATAAAGATATGATTATTAAGCAAGGAGTTTACGACGGTAATTTTATTCATAGTAGGTTTGCATACGAGCAATTTCGTAAAGAAGTTTCACCGTATGGTAATATTGTAGCTTTTAGAGCTCCGATGTATGTTAAAGATGCATTGATTGATCTCGAAGATACTCTTAGTAACGACTTTATTCAGAGTCAAGACTCTATTAATTTTTGTTGGGAGATTCCTGGTCTATGTCCTTTCGGGGCTGTATCGTTTCAACGACTTTTGAATACTGCTATTGCTAATATTCTCTCTGGTTATATTGGTAAAGGTATTATGGTAGATGGTGACGATCTTATGGTTCAAGATGAATTTGTTGGTACTGATGATAAAGTTAGAAACTCTGGTAAGGTAAGCGTTTCTATTACTTACTCTAAAGAAAATGTTGCTCTTGGTCATACTGGAATTAATATTGTAGCTGGTAGTAAAGCTCCACCTTTTGCATACTCATCTAATCTAACTGATAATCAAGCTGAAGAATTTATGGCTAATGTAATCGATTACTTTAACGCAGAAGTTAAAGATCAATTTATTGCAACTACGAAGATTAGTGTATGAGATTATGGAGGTTGTGGGCTAAAGCATTAGGTGAAAAGGCTGGCTCGACTGATGAAGCTGATATAGTTGCTTTAATCAGAACATTAATTATACTACAAGCTATAATATGTAACTTTTTTATAGTTGCTAATATAATTAAAAATTGGTAATGAACTTTTTTCAACTACAAAATAAATTATTTTACTCTAAAAAGGATAATGCAGGTGTATTAGACTCAGAAGGAGAGCAAGCTTTTGTACCGTTCCTTTTTAATAGATGGCTTTCCTTTTATAATAAGGAACTCCCTGGATTTGTTAATGAAACTCTTAATAAATTTGGTAGTATCTTTGATGATAAGCAAGAAGCATATAAGCTTTATTATTATTTGATCCCTCGTCTTAAATGGCAGCGTATATCTTATATAAAGAAAAAGAAAAAAGATGAAGACGAGGTTGAAGGTTTAAATGCTATAGCCAAGAATAAAAATATCTCTAAAAGAGAATTACAGCAATACGTTGAATTAGAGAAAAATTTACGTAAATAGCTGTATGGCAATGGCAAGTATTGATAATCTAGCTCCTACCAGAAGCTTAATTGATTTA